GTTTTAAGATAATCCTCAAATTTTCTTTTTTCTTTTTCAAGATTAGAAACAATAGTACGTTCTTTATCTCTTAATTCTGCGGCTTGTTCATAATTTTGTCGTTTAATTACATCAAGTTTTTCTTTTTTAATTGATTGGGCAGCCAATTTAAGTTTTTCAATAACTTCAGGTAATTTAATATCGATCTGCATTCTTGCTCCAACCTCATCTAAAATGTCAAATGCTTTGTCGGGGAATTCTCTATCCGTAATGTATCTATCAGCTAGTTCAACACAAATCCAAAGAGATTCGTCACTATAGTTTACCTTATGATGTTCTTCATATTTAGATTTACTTTGTTTAAGAATTTCAAAAGTTTCTTCTTTAGTTGATGGATCTACAATTACTTTTTGGAATCGTCTTTCTAATGCTCCATCTTTTTCAAAATGTTTTCGGTATTCGTCTAATGTTGTTGCTCCAACACATTGAATTTCTCCTCTAGATAATGCGGGTTTAAAAATATTGGAAGCATCTAAAGATCCAGAACTGTTTCCCGCTCCCACCATTGTGTGAATTTCGTCAATAAAAACAACAATGTTTGGATTAGACTGTAATTCTTCAATTATAATTTTCATTCGTTCCTCAAATTGACCACGATATTTTGTTCCAGCAACAACCGAATTCATATCTAAAGATACAATTCTTTTATCTGACAAGTTTTTAGGACATTCACCATTAAAAATCATCATTGCTAAACCCTCAACAATTGCCGTTTTTCCGGCTCCTGGCTCACCAATTATTATTGGGTTATTTTTTTTTCTTCGAGATAAAACTTGAGCAATTCTTAAAATTTCTTTTTCTCGACCAATTACAGGGTCTAATTTCCCTTCCTCTGCCATTTTTATTAAATCTCTACTAAAGTTGTCTAAAACGGGAGTTCCTCCACTACTGTCTGGTTTCTTTTTTCCTTTTTCGTTTTCGTCTTGAAATTCAATCATAATATTTGTTTTTTATAAATGTAATAATTTTTTATTAAAAAGTATATAAGGTGTATTTTTATTTTTTTATAAATATATTTAAAATAAAAGATTATGGGAGTTATTAAAGAAGAAATTAAGGGAACAAAAATTTTAAATGAAATTGAATCAAGTAATTTAATTAAAACGGAATACGATACTGAAACAAAAAAACTTGTTGCAGAGTTTAAAAATGGAATGATTTATGAATATGAGGACGTTCCTCATCAAATCTATACCCAATTTAGATCCGCAAAATCACAAGGTAGTTTTTTTAATTCACAAATATCCAAAGTTTTTAAATATATAAAAATATCTTAATTTAAAAACCATTATATTTATAAGTAATGGATAATAATGAAATACTAAAAAGTTTTGAACCAAAAAAAGAATTAAATCCAAAAATTTGGGATTTAAAGAATGGTATTGCAACTATGAATTCTGAAGTTAGAGAAAAACTTTTAGAAACCTCAAATATTTTTATTGATTCATTAGGTGTTGATGTTATTATTACCGACATAATTATGATCGGGTCTCTTGTTAACTATAATTGGTCAAAATATTCAGATATAGATTTACATATTGTTGTAAATTTTAATCAATTTTCTGAAAACACCAAAGATTTGTATTTAGAATTTTTTGATTTGAAAAAAATTATTTTTAACCAAAAACATGATATAACTATGTTTGGGTATGATGTTGAGTGTTTTGTTCAAGATGAAAACACAGAAGCATTTAGTAGTGGGGTATATTCAATTCTTTACGATATGTGGATGAATGAACCCGAAAAAATTAATAAAGAAACTATAGACAAAGAATTAATTAAAGAAAGGTCCAAACAATGGATGAGGATTATTGATGGTGTTGTTGACAACATAAAAGACGAAGACCCTGAAGAGATAAAAAATATTGTAAAAAAATATAAAGAAAAATTAAAAAATTTTAGAAATTGTGGATTAGAAAAAGGTGGTGAAATGTCTTTAGAAAATTTGGTTTTTAAACTCCTCAGAAGAAATGGTTATATTGAAAAATTATACGACCTACCGATTAAAATTATTAATAAAAAGTTATCCATGAAACAATAATTTTATAAAACAACAAATAAACATAAGTATTAATATATTTATAAGAAAAATAATATTTTTAAAAAAACAAAAAAATGGGAAACTTAAGACCGATTGGTAGTGAAAAATTAGAGGGAATGGATAAAATTAAAAGAATTATTGAAATTTCTCGTTACAAAGAGAATGTTCCAAATTCTATTAATGAATCTAAATCTACAGAATACTCTATCAATTTAGCAGATGGACATAAATACCAAATTGTGAAAGAAAAATCGGGTTATATTATAAAGAAATCAATTAATGAATCTGAAAACGAATATATTGCACCTATGAAAAATAGACAATATTACGCATCATATTCTCAAGCATTCAAAAGAATGAATTTAATCGCTAAAGAATTAAATACTTTATTTGAAAATGAGAACGGGACTTCATTATTTAATGAAGACAAAAAATACATCTTAAAAAGAAGACCTACAAACGAAGAGTCGTATGGTACAGATGATATTGAACTTGACGAACAAACCCCGGCACCTGTTGCAGCACCTGTTGCGGCACCTGTTGCAGCACCTGTTGCAGCACCTGTTGCAGCACCTACAGCAGAACCTGTGGCAACTGACGATTCACTATCTTCTGATGAAGATGTTGATTTTGACGGAATGGGATCAGATGAAGAAGAGGATGATGACGAACCAGTTACAATGAAAATTATTCAAAAACTTACAGGTAAATTAGCACAAAAAATTAGAGCTTATAATAGTAATGAAGAAGAAGAAATGAGTGGAGATGACGTTAAATATGTTATAAATTCTGTTTTATCTTCATTAGATTTAACAACTTTAAATGATGACGATGTAGAAGAAATAATTGACCGATTAGAAGGTGTTGAAGAAGATGATCTTAATGACAATCCTGAAATGGGTGATGAAGAAGGAATGGGTGATGAAGAAGGAATGGGTGATCAAGAATTACCTCCACCATCAGAAGGAGGGGAAATGAAAGAGATTATGAGTTTAGAAGACGCTCTTAATGAAAAAATTCCGTCAGCATTTAGTAGAAACATGAGACAAGAATTAACAATGGGAGACAGTATGTTTGATCTAAATGATTATGAAGAAGAAGAAGATGAATATCCAAGACACGGATCAAAAATGAAACATAAATCATATCCAACTTTATCTCACGGAACATTTGGAGAATCAAAAATTGATAGAATTATTTCAAAATATTTTAATACTGATGTTAAAGAAAAAACAATACAAGAAGAAAATCAAAGAAAATTAAAAAAAGAAATGAGTGATTTTAATAAATCCGAGATTGTTAGATTATCAGAATCAATAAGACAAGAAAGATCATCATTAAAATTTATGGAAAATAACCCAAAATCTTCTTTGGTTGGTGTTACTAATAAAGGAAATTTAATTTTTAATAACGGTAATGGTATTCCTGATACTAAGATTACACGAAATGGATCAATTTCATGAATAAATTAATTTACATAAATGGAATGGGACCTAACTATAAAGGGGATAACATTTATGAATTTATTTTTTCTGATACATTAGAAGTGTGGGGAGACAATTGGGAATTAAAACCCGCAAATGGATATCCAACACCACCAGATGTTGAACATATTAAAAAAGTTGGTGTGTTAACAAATGGTGAGGTTAGTTTAGAGTTAATTCAAGATTCTGATTTATTTTCAATGTTAGATTCTATGGATGGTGTTATATCTTTAGGTTGGGAAAAAGAAAATAATGATATTGATTTTTCCATTATAAAAAGACTTGTCTTTAAATTTGGAGAAACGGAACAAGTTGTTAAAGATAAACTATACGAGCGAGACATTGTTCTTGAATTTGAAAAAAAAGTAGTATATGAGAACTAAAAAAGACATACAATTTTTATTAGAAAACGGTTTATCATCGTCTTTTCTTTCAAAATTAAATGATTCACAAACAAAATCTTTAGTGGAAAGATTTAATAAAAAAGAAACTAATGAAATAACTATGGTTTCTAGTGCTGATTCAGCAACTCAATCAAAATTACAATCAGAGAAAAAACCATATGAAGTATATGAAAAAACTGAAATGGATGAGGACTCAACATTTAATATTGTAAAAGATCCTGACGCAACTGAAGATGGTATGCCGACTACGGAAAGTGAATTAAAAGAAAAGTTTGAATCTCAATCTCAACAAAATTTCTTTTGGGCAAAATGTAACACAAGTAAAGGTGTTAAAAAGAATAAATGGTGTGAATTGGCAAGAGAGTTTTCTGATTCAACATCAAAAAAACAATACAAGACAATGCCCAAAAAGAAAAATCCTGAAAAAATGGATGAGGCTTATGAAAAATTTTTAGAAGACAAAATAGTGGGAATGATTGAAAGACGTATTGAACCAAAAATGACTAAAGGAGATATTCTAAAAACAATTTCAGAAAAAATGGAAAAAAATAATTCCATGATGTTGAGAAACCCAAAAAAAATGAGTATGTTTTCACATGAATCTGGCATTGAAGGTAAAAGAATGAAAAGACCAAATCAAATGATGCCGATTATGGGTTCAATGGAAGAAAACGACACAAAAGAAAAAGAAAGAACAAAAGAGAAGGATGCTCCGACTAAACCAGGAACACCCCCAAAAAGAAGAGGTAACCCCTTTAAAGACCCTAACCCTGGAGTTAAAGAAGCTCCAAGAGGAGAGAAAAAAAATAAAGAAAAAATGAAACAAGATTTTATTGGGTTAATTAAACAAGTATTTCAATAACAATGGATAATAAATATTTAGAAAGATTAATACAAAGATTAATTAAAGAAGCTCCTGTAGATTACGGAGATTATCCAGAAAGAATGGACCCAAGGGTTCAATCCTCAATTGAGGATCCCGAAGGATTATATGCTAAAAATAGATCTTTTAGACAGGGAGTTTCCGATGTTGAGAGAATTGCAGGAAAAAGATTTAAAGAGATTGTTGATTCCGTAAAACGTTATTATGGTACGGAAGAAAATATTACCGATCCATCAGTAAAAAGAGCAATACAAATGGAACAAATGGCAGCAGTAAGAGAGGTAATGAGTCTTGAAACTAGTCAAAATAGAGAAGCTTTGAGAGACCTTGCAGTTGAGATATCAGCAAAAGAAAGAGGTCATATGTCACCAAATATTACAATGAGTCAATCGTTAAAACAAAAAACAATAATTAAAAAACCTGGTCAAAACGGGGGTGTTATTTATGAGTTTCCTTATTTTAACATGTTAACTTTTTTGGGTGAACAACCTATTGATCCCGGATCGTTTCAAATGAAACCAAAAGAAAGTAAAAAATTGGACTTACCAGCAAATTTCTCATTTGATGTAGATGAGTTAACTCCAGATGAAATACGACAACTTGAAATTGAAAAACGTAATGTAATTAACGCACTAATCCAAGGATCCGGTAAAAGAGGTCAATTTGCTTATCAACTATATAAAGATAGATTAGATGAAATTAATCCAAGATTATACTCATTGTATAATAAAATTATGTCAGCAAATGATTTAATGTATTTTACTGATCAACAGTTAATCGATAGTTTGGGTGGTAATGCCGCTGGAGCTTCAGGTAAATTAGATGGTGGTGACGATGATGATGATGATGACGAAGAATTTGATGATAGTGATGGTGAAAATGATGTTGACACATATTATGGTAATGGTCAAATATTCCCAATTTTATTACATGAATTAGACAAATCATTTAAAATGGTTCCGTCAAGAGAACAATGGAGAGGAATGGACCCATCAATGGCTCAGGATATTATGGGACAAACAGATAACATGTTAAATGAACCAGCACAATTTAGAGTTGGTGGTGAGTTAGTTAGAAAATTAAGAACATTACTACCTTATGAATTAATGGATGCCGACGGTAGAAAATATGAACCTTATTTTGAAAAAATTCTTTACAGTATTCCTGCAGAAGAATTTTTAAAAAATGTAATTGCAAATGTTGTTTCTGACAATGAAAATGATAATAATAAGGCAAAACGTAAATTTGAAGAAATTTTAAAAGATGCTAAAAGTCAGTACGATAAATTTAATAACGAAAATGATGATGAAGATGAACCTGGATATGATGAAGACGATGATGACATTCTTAAACAATTAGGTCTTTAATAATTTATTAAAATAACTAAAAACCCCCTTTTATGAAAATAACTGGGGGTTTTGATATTTATCAATAAAAACTTTTATGGGTTTATCTAAAGAACAAGTAATGTTAGAGTATGTTAAATGTATGACAGACACAACTTACGCATTAAAAACTTACTTACAAACATATGATAATACGGTTTCACAATACGTACCGTTAGAGTTATTTCCCGATCAAATATCATTATTAGAAGATTATGAAAATTATAATGAAAACATTGCTCTAAAATATCGACAAGCCGGAGTAACAACTGTAACCGCCGCTTGGGCATCAAAAAAATTGGCATTCGCAAAAAAAAATAAACCTGAAAAAATTCTTATTATTGCTAATAAACTTGACACATCTCAAGAAATGGCAAATAAAATTAGATCTTTTGTTAGTCAATGGCCTTCTTGGGTTGGTATTGGATTTGCGGTAGAAAAAAACGCACAAAAACATTATAAATTAACTAATGGGTCTGAAGTGAAGGCGGTTGCAACATCAAAAGATGCTTTACGTGGATTTACCCCCACAATACTTGTATTTGATGAGGCAGCATTTATTGAAGCTGATAGTGATTTTTGGGCGGCTTGTATGGCATCCCTATCCACAGGGGGTAAGGTAATTGTGGTTTCAACACCAAATGGTTATGACCAAATTTATTATGAAATATATGATCAAGCGTTAAGAAATATCAATGATTTTAAAATTTCTGAAATGTATTGGTTTAGAGATCCAAGATATACCAAAGATTTATATTTAGTTAAAACAGAGAATATTATTCATTATTTGTTAAATAAAGAAGAGTATACTGATGATAATATTATTAGTTGGGATGGGATCCCATTTGTAGAAAGAGATTACGTTAAACTAAAATCAATTATGGATACAGGTTATAAACCTTGTTCTTCTTGGTTTGAGGGTATGGTAAAAAAACTTAAATACGATAAGAGAAAAGTATCCCAAGAGTTGGAATGTAATTTTTTAGGATCTGGAGATAATGTATTTGATTCTAATATGTTACAAACAATTCGTGAAAATATGTTAAAGGAACCCCAAAATAAAATGATGGGAAATTCATTATGGATTTGGAAAGAGGCGGAAGTTGGTCACAAATATATTATGGGAGTCGATGTCTCTCGTGGTGATAGTGAGGATTTTAGTACAATTCAAATTGTTGATTTTGACACAAGAGAACAGGTGTTAGAATATATTGGAAAAATTCCACCAGATACGTTGGCTGAGGTTGCCTTTAAATGGGCGAATATGTATTCAGCATTTGTTGTAGTTGATATTACCGGTGGTATGGGTATTACAACCGTACGTAAATTACAAGAATTTGATTATAAAAATCTTTATGTTGATGGTGTTGATCAAAATAATATGTGGAGGTCGGCATCAAGAACGGTAGATAAAATACCAGGAATTAACTTTAATTCTAAACGAGTACAGATCATTGCGGCATTTGAGGAGGGTTTAAGACACGGATTTAGAATGTATAGTTCTAGACTATATAACGAAATGAATACTTTTGTTTATATAAACGGTAGACCTGATCACCAAAAAGGACATCACGATGATTTAATTATGTCTATTGCCATGGCATTATACGTGGGGGAGTCATCATTTTCAAGTTTAGAAAAAGTAACAGAACATACAAAATCAATGATTGAGTCTTGGACCATAAGTAATAATGAATCTGTTAAGGATATAATTAATTTTAACCCAACAATGCCAAATATAGGACATGACTCAAGAAGAAATAATAGTGGACCAAGTAGAGGTGATTACGAAAAATACGGTTGGTTATTTGGGGGTAGATAATATTTATTAATAAAATATAATGGGATTAAGTGTAAGGAGAAGATCGGGAAAAATAATGGGTGGATCAAGTTTAATTGTACCTGGTCAAGATATGTTAACAGCTAAGGTTTTTGATGTAGGGTTTTCGAATAAAAGGGGGTCATTACCAAATCAACATAGAGAGTCTCCAAGTACGTCGGTAACACCAACACCAACTAATACTGTAACACCAACAAATACTCCAATACCCACAAATACGCCAACTAATACACCAACAAATACCTCAACACCAAGTGTAACTCCAACAAATACCTCAACACCAAGTGTAACCCCAACAAATACTCAAACACCAACTAACACTCAAACACCAACTAATACTCAAACTCCAACAAATACTCAAACTCCAACAAATACTCAAACTCCAACAAATACTCAAACTCCAACTAACACTCAAACTCCAACTAACACTCAAACTCCAACTAACACTCAAACTCCAACTAACACTCAAACACCAACTAATACTCAAACTCCAACTGAAAGTCCAACCAATACACCAACACCAACACCAACTGAAACACCCGTTAATTGTGTTGAAGGGACTATACCAAAGGACACCGTATACTCATATTACTCATGTTGTTACCCTTACGGACAAATAAGTGGAACAAGTGGACCTAGCACCACTGGATATACTGTATGTTATAATCCTTTTTCTGCTTCCACAAATGTTACCCCAGTTTCACCTCAAGTAATTTGTAATACATCCCTATTAACTAGTTGTTGTGAAATTCAATTGGGTTACAATGATATCTTTGACGATCCATGTGGTGCTCCACAATCAACATACTATATAAGTGCCCCTTGTCTTGTACCTACTTGTAGACTTGACACTGCGTTTGCAGTCTATACAGATGACTCTTGCACTACACTAGCAGTTGACGGATATTATTCAGATGGTATTAGTTATGGTTTACAAAGTAGTGGGATTTTTACTTCTCAAGGTCCATGTTAAAAATATGTCCCCAATCATTGTTGGTGAAGATAAGTATTTAAAATTTGTAACTCAAATACGGTTTAATAAGTAAAAAGACAAACTATTTAGATATTTATCATTATACTTAATTTTTTAATATGGAAAATAACAATCAAAATCTTACAATATGGCAAAGGTTATCAAAAACATTTGGACCAAATTCACTTTTAGGTCAAGATTTGCCAACATATTCTTTAGATAAGAAAGAATTACTAAAAACAACTGATAAACAGGAATACGAAAAAGAAAAACTACAGGCACAACAATCTATGTATTTGTCGGGTCAATGGGCAAAAATAGAAAATAATTTATATACTCAAGCGATTTATTATGAACCAACAAGACTGGCATCATTTTATGATTATGAATCAATGGAATTTACTCCTGAGATATCCACCGCTTTAGATATATATGCTGAAGAGTCGACCACACCTAATCAAGACGGTTATATACTACAAATATATTCTGAATCAAAAAGAGTAAAAGGCATATTAACAGATTTATTTAATAATGTGTTAGATGTTAACACTAATTTACAAATGTGGACAAGAAATACCTGTAAATATGGTGACAATTTTGTATATCTAAAATTAGACTCAGAAAAAGGTGTTGTTGGATGTATGCAATTACCAAACATTGAAATAGAACGTTTGGAAAGGGGTATGGCAGCAAAATCAATTAATGCGGAAGTAGACCCAAAAGATAAAGGATTAAGATTCCATTGGAAAGTAAAAGATATGGAATTTAATAGTTGGGAGGTTGCCCATTTTAGGTTACTAGGAGATGACAGAAAATTACCTTATGGTACATCAATGTTAGAAAAAGCAAGAAGAATATGGAAACAACTATTGTTATCTGAAGACGCAATGTTAATCTATAGAACTTCAAGAGCACCTGAAAGAAGGGTGTTTAAAGTGTTTGTTGGTAATATGGATGATAAAGATGTTGAAGCATACGTACAACGTGTTGCGAATAAGTTTAAACGTGACCAAATTGTTGATAACAAAACGGGTAACGTGGATTTAAGATTTAATCAAATGGCGGTAGATCAGGATTACTTTGTTCCTGTTCGTGATGTGACTCAAACAATGCCAATTGAAACTTTACCTGGAGCAACAAATTTATCTGAAATTGCGGATATTGAATATATTCAAAAAAAGTTGGTTACCGCCTTACGGGTTCCAAAAGCTTATTTAGGATTTGAGGAGGTTGTTGGTGATGGTAAAAATTTATCCTTACAAGATATAAGATTTGCAAGAACAATTAATAAAATTCAAAAAGCAATGATTTCAGAAATGAATAAAATTGCAATTGTACATTTATTTATTTTAGGGTTTGAAGATGAATTACAAAACTTTACATTAGGATTAACAAACCCGTCAAAACAAGCGGATTTATTAATGATTGATGTTTGGAAAGAAAAAGTTTTGTTGTATAAAGATTTGGTAGCTGAAATACCAAATACATTAGCACCAACCTCAGCAACTTGGGCTAAGAAACACATTTTTGGATTCTCTGATGAAGATATTAAATTAGATACTCAACAACAAAGATTAGAAAGAGCTGTTGCCGCAGAATTGGTAAATACCGCAACAGTTATTACACATACCGGTATGTTTGATATTGTTGATAGACTATATAAAACTAAATCTGGATCTACCGAAAATGCTCCATCAGATGCTCCTACTCCTCCAAGTGGTGGTGGTGGTTCGTTACCTGATTTTGGTGGTGGGGCAGAACCTTCTGAACCAGCACCACCCGCAGAAGAAACATTACCTGAAAATAAAAAA